ATACTTGCATTGCTGTCAGCATTAGTGGCCGAAAGGTCTACACCGTAAGGCGCAAGTGTTAGCTCCCAAGCACTGTGGTAAGTGTTAGCAATATCAAATTGTGAGTCTGCGCCCGTACCATCAGCGGTGTCATAAACAATCAGCACCTTAGCGTGATCGATACCGCCCCGGTCTTTTTTCTGTAAGGTGCTTGCTACAGTGATTGGCATCAGCTTTCAATTCCCCAAATTTTTTTTAGTCGTAACGGCTTCTTGGTATAACAAGTCTCAGATCCATAAAGTTCAACAAAGTCTAGCGCATAAGTCATCCGTCCCTTGCTAGAGTCATTGTGATTGACAGCGGCCAATAGCGGCATCACTGGTTCTCTGGTTGCCCACCACTTAGCATCAATTTCTTGGCCAAGACTTCTACAAAACTCTGTCCAAGCCCCCTCTTTATTAGGCGTCTCTTGCAGTGATAGGGGAACTCTAAGCGCAAGCTCATCATCAGGCACCCCCGCAAGGCTCACTTCACCATGTAAAGCATCATCACCCACAAGCAAAAGAAGTGAGGGATTAACATAGCCTCCGGTATCTGTAATTAACTTAGTAAATACCTCTAAAGGATTTTCCATATTATGAATTAGTTATAATATCGCAAGGCTGTAAAGGTAGTCTCCCGTTATTAGTTAATTTTTTATAGTACTTCTGATGGTCATCAATATCAGCATTAAGGGAGTCCCTAACTTCACTATTGTTATCCTTTACAGCTAAACAATATAATCTGTGAAGTCTTCGTATCTCAACCTTTTCTCCTGATATTTCCACTCTCTTTACAGCATCAGCTACCGCACCTATCGCTTTAGCGTTTTCTTCTGCTTGATCTACAGCCTCTTGTGCTACTGCTGCTGTTATGTAATTAGAATCTACGTAATCCCTTAATTTAGTATCTTGGTAATAAGATAACCCAAAAGATCCTACACTAAATAGGATCGCAACTATAATGCATCCGGGGACACCTACAGACTTTAACCACTTAATAAAATCAACACCATCCTTAAACGCCATCATATCACTTCCTTTTGTGCTTGTACTTAGTCCTTGGGTTCTGGATACCGCCTTTATACAAAGCCCATCCAAATGTTCTTACTGCTGTATACATTGACCAACGCATCCAAGCTGTTACACCTAAATCCTTCATAGCATCTAGAAAGATTAGATCTGCTTGTGCTCTGGTAATCCCTTTGTAAGGGTTGTTTTTATTGTATAGCCAATCATGGACTACCGCGGCATAGCGGTGTCTCGCTACTTTAGGAATGAATACTTGGAATGCTCTAGGTATCGAAGCATAGTCTGTGATGAAACCACCGGGTACTTTAATCACCCGATGGTATCTGTCACTCTTATACTTCAATGTGCTTTCCAACATATCCTTATTCCATTGTTCCTTAGTTAATCCGGGACGGAATGGAGGGGTAGTCAGGAAAGGCATTATGCACCTACTGCGTAAAGGGTTGCTGTCTCAAGTACAATGTTAAGGATTTGTTTGATGGCAACAGTAGTGTCAGGCTTTAGGATAGCATTGTCTTGACCTAATTCTAACTGAGTTACTACGTTATCAATCAAAGCTTGTACAAGAATTTGATCTGCAATTGTAAGGCTTGAAAATTTAATCTGATCTTTAAATTCCCCTTCGAGTAAAGCAATAGGTGTGCTTTCTGCGGCTTCGAGACCATCGAGAAAACTTTGCACTTGCTCCTGAGTATCCTTAGCTCGTTGTGCGAATTCTTCAGGTTCACCAGCTTGGATATACTGTGAAGCAGCTACTTTAATCAAAAGCTCTGTACGCTCAATATTATCTGGAGTAATGGCATTAGCTAGTTTCTGGGGGATTGATCCACAACCTGCAAGGGATGTGAGAATAAGTGTGGAGATAATTAGTTTCTTAAGCATTTGGTCTGTCTACCCTTGATTCGATTGTCTTGTCTGTTACTTGTAAGTGGATGTGGTAGTTAGCCCCTTGACCATGAGCAATAGCACACAGTAGGGCAGGTCTACTAGGATCGTATACCCAATACTCATTAACTATGTCAACAATACATTGTCCTAGTTTACGGTTACGGCATCGTAGATCCCAACCTCTGCATGGTAAAGTACCGTGTACCCCGTTATCCCCGATACGATAGTTCGAGGTATTTACGAAGTGTACTCCCGTTTCAAACTCTAACCACTCAAGGAGTTGTCTTAGTTTAGGGTGTAAGTACTCTAACTGCTTATAGTCAATTAACATTAGTAGCCTTTAGCTTTCTTGAGCTGAGCTTTAAGCTGTTCGTCCCGTCTGCGTAACTTGTTCCGGGCTTTCTCCGCCATCCCATCCCCTAAAGGGATTTCCTTCTTCTTCTTTGTTTTCTTCTCTTTGTCTGCCATAATCCACCTTGGAATCGTAAGTTAGTAACGGTTGCATACTATATCGAGAGCATCTACGATAAGTATCACGGGGTAGTATATATGGCTCCATGTCCTTGAACATCTGCGTCATTATCTGGAACCTCGTCTTCGGATATTACATCCGTTATATCTTTTTCGTCTGTGTGGTCGTGAATGGTTACGCCACCTCTAGCCTCTTTGACGGTCTTCATAAGCATACCCGCTATATCCTGCAAAGTATCCTTAATCTCACCCTCTTCCTTATTTCTCTGGTTATCCGCTTCTTCCCACTTAGGTCGCATATCCTGTAGGGTAGCTACTACGTGAGTTAGATCTCGTGCGGACACCTTCTGACGGATTCTTTCTCCGTCCTTAGTGACCTTTTCATCACCGTATAAAACCCTATCATTAATCTGATCAAGGGCTGTCTTCATAATGGGGATAGCTTTAGACGTTAATTCTTCGTCTTGGATTCCCCTTAACTTCTGGACTAGCTTTGGATACCACTTCTTCCGTTTCCACTGGTACATAACCGAAGGGGTTAGGTCAGGGTTCGGAACTTGGTTAGCCGCATCTTTGATGGTCATCCCTTTCAGGATATGATTGGCTACTGCTTCTAGTCTCTCTTCAGGAGTGCATACTGATCTCGGATCATACAGCTCCTTCAGTTCCTCTTCCGAAAGTAGTTCTTTGCTCATCTATACACTCTTTGATTATTCTATCTTGTGTTTTTTGGATGTTTTTCCATAGACTCTCGAATATAATTCTAGACTCTGCGATACTCTCTTCCCACTCCTTTATCTCTTCAGGAGGTAGTCTTAGGTTATAGAAGTCCCATTTCATTATATCTGTGGATTTCATAAAACTCTCTATTTGGCAAACGGGGTGAGAATCGAACTCACTCGTCAAGGTTTTGGAGGCCCGACCGCTACCATAGCTGCCCCGAATATTCTAATTGTTTGGAATAGTTACTGTGAGTGAAGTTTGACCGGGTACTTCTTGTGCGGAAGTGGTTGCACATCCGGGATCTGACCAAGGCCCATCACCCGCGGCATTATAGCCCAACACTCTAGCACAGACCTGTTCACTGAATCCAAGGGTTATATCTTGAGCAAGGTACGTAGTGTTCAAGGGATCAGGAAGATCTTTAGAATCTACGACTTCAACTCCAGAGGGAGTAGTAATCTCTATTTTCCAACCTGTGACAGAACCACAAGAAGCAGGACAAGGAATATCATCCCATACAATGTTCACATCTCTATCTGCAAGTACACCTGCACTACCAAATAACCAGAGTAAACCTATTAGTATACTTTTCTTCATAGTCAGTAAACCTATATGTTTATTTTTAAGGAATTCCTATACTACTCGAAGAGTAGATAATTAACTTCTCGTAGTAACTTTCCTACAACCTTTCTAATTACTTAGAAAGCTCGTAGCTACTCAAAAGCGTAGAGCTTTTTTCGTAGTAAGACTTAGAAAAGTCAAAGATAAAAACAAGTAAAATCTTTAACTTTCCTAACTCTAAGAAAGTTTTATTACTTAGACACCAAAAAGACCTCTTTAGTTCCCCAAAAACACGAAAAACTATAAAAAATATGAAATATATTACAAATATCTTCACTTTGTACCCCCATACACTACCGAAATCTTTGGATAATTTCGATAGGGAGGGAGAAAACACTCCGAACCTCCACTCGTACAAGCCAACTCTCATCCAAAGAGATTGGTTCATCTTGGTGGAGTATAAGTCGGATGTTTAGGGTGGGATTTAACTATATATAACCCATATTACTCCTGTATGAATCATATACAGATCAAAATGACCTGAAATCCGCATAAAATATAGCAGGGTGGGTACACCCCTACATACGAATATCCTCTTTTTTACCCCCCACCCCTACCACATTCCGCATCAAATGTCAAATTAAATATAATTAATGTTTCATCATGAATAATTGGCATGAGATATGCATAGATTTTATCTGTAAGCATATGTGAATGTAAAATGCAAGTAAATACAACAAACCCCCCAACAATTCACATTCTCGTAAACTTGGCATACTTATTGCTTTCATATTATTACGTATCTGTAATGTGATAACCTGATAACTTGGCATGATACTTGCATACTCCAATGTGAACAAAGATTAATGTTCTGTTCTATCTATTGGCCTAGTTATTGCTAGTAGCATAATGCGTGCCACCTCACTATTTTTCCTTTATATATCAATGCATCGAATTGTACGGCCTTCTGTGAGCTTTTAGACTATAGGGTAATACGTTTGTATGGCTTTTATTCTTATCGCTTATACGGCTTTACAGAGTGTCAAGTGTATTATTTACTATTGCTTTATTGGTTTAGTTCTGGTAGTAAAAAGGGGTCTGTTCTTGTTTCTATATAGGCAAAATTCGAGTTTTATTTATTTTAAATTAATTTGCATGTTGTCACTAAATGACAATGACAGTCTCCGATTTTGCTATATTCTTGTTTACATAGTTTGATGATTACTTAAATCATCCGCGTCTAGCTCATTGTGCGCGATTTTAACAGCGAGCTTTTTTGAGGATTCTTTTATGAGTAATTCCATGAAAATCCATCTAATTGGTTTGATTGGATTCTACCGCAGAATGGCGTATATTTCCTTAGTGATTAAAAAGGATACTAAGGAGTACAAGCGTTATATATCTTTTTCCAGAGAACAATTGCGGAGGTTAAAGCTTAACAATGCCAAGTAAAAGAAGGTTACAACGTAACGCAGAGCGTAACGCTCGCCGCTATATGCAGAAGTTTGCAGAGGCGGATAATGCGCGCCAAGCTGAGCATGACCTAGCCTACGCTACTGCATGGATTGAACGCGGTAACTCAGTCGGGAAGCGTAAAAACTTTTCGCGGAGTGCTGACGGCATCGACCCAAGGCAAAAGGCAGGTCAATGCTTTACAATGGGAGCAACTGATTCTCAGATCTAAATTGTGACATATTCACTATATACATTCTTCTTAGAGTGTATATACTGAAATTGTTAGAAAGTTATACCGGCTTACATAGGTAACTATGTAATAGCTCGCAAGTGCCGGAACCAGTTTTACAAGTGAGCAAGTGGGTGAAGTCTATCTAGTGGCTTTATTTCATGCACTGAAAGCATGGTCTAATTGGATAGCGTTACTTATCACCAAGCAAGAAGCAGAGCAATACTAAAGTTAACAAAAGTTAATCTTTACTTTGCACTAAAGACTAGAACATTGTAAGTCTATTATATAGCAGATGTAATCGGCGCTGCGGGCGGTCTGGTAGTGGGTCTCGATAAATGTCATCATAAAAATAGGCTATTTTGCTGGACAATCGACTAGCAATCTATTGGGAGTAGCCTATTGATACTAACGTATTCTTAAACATCATATTGTGAGAGTCTATCTTATAGGGTATTTCATCGTACCTTATCGGATAGACTTTCTATCACTGTGGTAGCGGCAGTCCCGCTATAAAAACCAAGCTAACGGTGAACATTATGAAATCAGTATTATCTATTGCAGCTAACGCGGTTGAATTGACAGCAGAAATGCTACTCGATGAAACCGAAACGTCAAACCTTAAGAGAATCCGGCACTGTGGCAAGCAAGCAATGTCTAATTGGGTCAAGGGTAACACTTGGTTTGCAGAAGGTGCGAAACGTGCGGCTATTCACATGCATATGTATGGGGATAAATCAGCACTAGAAAACCTTATGTATACTAAAGGGAATGATGACGAGCTGTACCTAAACCTTCCTGATAACGTAAACTCTGATTCTATTCTAGAATTCTTTAAGAATGTCGGTGTTATCACCGGCTGGAAGCTAGATGAACAAAAGTTTTACGTTACTAAAGAAGCTAAACGTCACACTGATATACTAACATCTACGGATGATGCAGTAGTAGCGTGTCGTGATGCTATCCTATCCTTTACTCAAAAGGATGTTGCTAAGAAACCAAAGGCTAAAGATTTCCGTAAAGGTTTGAAGTCTACTCTTTGGAATCAAGTTAAGTTATTCCATTCTCACACCGATGAAGATACAGTTCCTACGCAGGAAACTATCGATACGTTTGCTAATTTCTGTATCAGTCAAGGTGCTTGTAGCTTAGATGATTACACTAAGTTTTGGAATGACAAAGCTCGTGAAGCTGGAGCAATGGAATCAGCACCTATGGCAGCAGCCGGTCAGTTCTAGGTAGTAGGTATTTAGAGTCTACCCTTCGGGGTAGGCTTTATAATATTTATTATGAGGTAATTGTGTATGTTATTACATAACGTCAAACTTAATTATCCTAGTGCGCGAGAGTGGATGTGGGATTACTGCGTATACCTAGGTAGCTATGAGTACACTGATGACATAACAGGTAAAGAATACTTGTTTGATCTAGGTGTATATGTGCATCCATCTCACGGAGTATCCGCTGCTATTGTTTATGGCAATGAGGCTGGTGATTATAAGAGCGGTGAACTAACTGAACATGCTAGGGCACATCTTCCAGAGTACGCAGAAACCTACAAGAGAGCGCAAGCACTCGGCTTAGTATAACTTTATGAGGTGGTACTATGACATATGATGATAAGGAAGTAACACATTTTGAAACTATGGCTAAGTTAGGGGCTATCTACTCTACTATGCGTGACACCCATGATAAGATGTTAGAGAGTCTACACCCTATCGACTTTCTAAATGAAGAGTATGATTTAATTGAGCCTAAACTACAGGAGTTAAAACAGCAGCTTGACTCTATCATGACCACAATAGTTAACCTTTAAACATGAAACTAACTGAACACCAAGAACAGCTACTATATAACCACTACCTTGAACGTGAGAAGTTACGTTATGATAAGGAGAGATCTTTTGTTAACGGTACTCCTATACCTCAAAGCTATGGCTCATTCCTTTATGTTAATGTTAAGGAGAGTACGGTAGAAGTAGTAGATAAAAGTTTAGCTGGTGTCAAGAAGTTTATTGATAGCATAGAAGCTGCTCCTGAAATAATATCTGTATACTTTGAAGAGTATGTAGAGCAGTATGAGGGACAGTGGTATCATGAATCAGGCATTAACTTAGTTACTAGGTACTTAGTGTGTAACAAATTGACACCTGAAAGGGTGGCTGCCTCAGATGTTAAACACTTCAAGCGTCATTACGAATTTAAAACTGTACATCAACCTAATGGTAAAGATGTAGAGGCATATAACAGGTTACTTAATAAGTTAGAGCAAGCATAGAGGTACTGTCATCATGGGCATTTCTCCAAAGAAAGTTGATCTTATTGTTAAGCGTGAGTACTTACTCGATGCAGTAGAAAAGTTAACCGAGTGTATTGTTAAAGGAAGTCTTAGCTCTGATGAGCTTAACATTCTTGAGAATCAACGAGAATCTTACCGTTATTCAATAGATATACTAAACTCACAGATAGCAGGTCTATAACTTTATGAACTTCTTTGAATGGTATCTAGTAAGTGGTGTATTAGTAGCGTCTATGTATCTATACTACATGGATGAGTCATTACAAGAGGAGCTGACTTCTAATTTAGCAGGTCAATTCGGTCTAGTAGTTATTACAATATGGATTATTATAGGATGGCCTATTGTAATATTAATACAGTTAATGCTATTTCTACGTAAAAAGTTTAGAGGTTAATTCATGTTAACATTTATTATTTGTATTTCTTTAGCCGCGTTTATAGGCTATATTATATGGGAGAGTTTCTTATGAGTGACTTTAAAGCTGGAGATGTGGTTGTATATCTTGACTCTGCTTATCCTACTTGGCTTACTCAAGGTAAAACATATAAGGTTTTAGATGTAAATACAGGGGGTTCTAAGATTATAGTTAAGAGAGATGATGGTGTTACTGGGACATTTAACAGTAATAGGTTTAAAATATATACCTACTACCCTAACCCGCCTCATAAACATGCTGATCTTATCAAGGCATGGGCTGATGGTGCTGATATAGAGTGTAAGCAGCGTGCAGGGACTCTTAAGTGGAGGCATCTACCATACCCTGAATGGAATACCGCAAATGAGTACCGTATCAAACCACAACTAACAGAGCAACAGATTAAAGCTAAGGAAATTGAAGACCAATTAGCTAAAGCCGAGAAAGAGGTTAAGCTATTAACTATGAAACTTAAAGAGGTGAACACATGAGTAATGTATTAGAGCGTCAACCTAACGAGAGCTACGAGAAGTACTGTCATCGTCGTACTCTACGCAACAAAGCGAAGAAAGTATACCTTAAGGGTAAATACTTTCATGTATCTAAAGTCATCGAGCTTGTATCCACTCCTATGCCTGATGGCACTACCCATAAGGTTCCTACTATTAACCACGAATTATCCAAAGGCACCTATCGCCGCCACTAAATTACCTCGCACTCCCACAACCTAGTGGGTCTTTATAGCCCCTTCGGGGGCTTTTTCTTTATATAAGGTATTTAATCATGAAAAGATTTATATTTATTTTGTTACTAGGCTTATCTATTGTAGCTGCATGGTTAACTCATATAATCCATTGCCTACTAACGGCTAAGTATCTACTTCTCATAGCTGGAGCTTTTATTGCACCTGTTGGCGTTATACATGGCGTAGGTCTTTGGTTTGGCGTAAGCTGGTAATATTATGAAAACTCTAGTTCAACGTGCTTGAGGTTTAAATGTTTACAAACATCCTGATGTGGGTTATAATCTTATTAATTGAATTTGTTAGTTGGACTAGAAAGCTGAGAGGTTTAGAATGAGAAAGATTAGTGTGCAGATATGTGATGATCACCGTCATGTACTTGAAGATAAAAGAAATGCTGCTACACTTGAACAGTGGGCAGAGGATTTAGCCAGTGGTGATTATGAGCAATGTAGAGGTATGCTTAAAGGTCGAAGAGGTTTCTGCTGCTTAGGTGTACTTGAGTATACACAGGGTTCAGAGGTTATAAATACTCAATTAATGCCCGGAGGAATGCTAGACCCTATATTCCTTGTATCAGGTACTAGTGAGATTCTTCCAGAGAATTTAATATTTTATATTAAATCTAATGATGTTCTCGCAGAAGATCGTGTAGGACTCGCAGATCTAAACGATAAGTATAAGCTTACCTTTGATCAGATAGCTTACCTTTTAATTAACCATGAGATAGAGATTCCTTATGTATCCAACTAGAGATCCTGATAAAGTAGAGTTAAGTACTGTCATCGAGGCTCAGACTGCGGCATTCCTTCAAGAGGGTAACGAGGTTACTACTCTAGCCTATGGTGAATCGGGCTTACCTCCTCAAGAAAATGCACCTGTATCCCACTATCCTCAATTCTATGGCTTAATAGAGGGCAGGGATTACGCTTTTGATTTAAGAGATTAGAGGTTTGTTATGTCTTATTTTAAAAAGGGACAACTAGTTAAGGTTATACCTAACCTCTCACAGTCACATAGAACGGCTAATTTTACAGTTACTAAATCTATGATTAGAATGGCTGGTAAAGAGTACATTATTGAAGAGGTAAAATCCAACGATTCACATGGAACTCGTTATAAGATAAAGGGGTATTGCTTCGTAGCCCACTGGTTAGAATCTGTAAAGGGTGATGGAAGAGCTGTAGAGGATGCAGTAGTTAGAGAGCACAAAGTACTTCCTGCTAATCCAGATAAAGGTTATATATTGGCTGATGATCTTACTGAACATGACTCTCATGTAGATGCTCTTGCAATGTTTAACCTTTACTCTAAGAAAGATATACAAGGGTTAAGAATTAATCCATGTGGTGAGATTCCACTACCAAGTCTTAAAAGGTCAATGCTCACACCTTCTGAAGAGAAGCAACTTTACTTAATCATTTCACAACGGAGCACATCATCATGAACGTAACCATCCCAACTTACAAATCTGTACTAGAAGGCGATGAGTCTGTAGCGGCGGCTGAAGTAGAGGGTAATCTACTTGTAAGCCAAAAACGTACAGAGCAGTCTATTTCTACACTTGAGCTTGAACTACTTGAGCGTCAACAAATCCTTCAACAAGTAGTGGGTAGAAAGTCTATTGATATAACGGCTATCTTGAATGCTAAGCGTCAGGTAGCATTAGCGGAAAATGCTGTGGAAGAGGCTAAGGCTATCTTCTCTGCACTCTTTCCAGTTGAGGAAACTTCATAATAAGGAGACTTTATGCTTGGAGTTCTAAAGCACACAGGGGAGACTATCCCCCTTCTTAAATCAGTAAAGCACAATGGTAAGGAATATTACCAAACTGCTACTGGAGTTATTGCAAAGAGTAAAATCAAGCGTATAATTCCAGATCGTAACAATATCTTTCATCCAAAGATGAGGGGTACTGCTGTTGGTGAACCGCGCAAACGTGGTATAAGTAAGAAACAACATTAAATAATTCTTACACTTTAACTTAACTTTTTAATCTCATATATGAGGAGTTTTAAATGTCACAATTAGATATGTCAAAGAAAGCTACACTTACTGTCATCAAAGCGGATGGCTCAGAAAAGACCATTGAAGTTGCAGTAGGTTGTATTGTACGTACAGCGTTGGAAGATGCTGGACTTAACCCTGACAACTTTGTTGTTCCTGAAGGTACTAACCTAGCTGAAACTGCTGTTGGTTCTTCGGGTGGTATCGCTGTTGAAGCAGGTAACAAAAACGTACAAGGTGCTTAATACTTAGTATGTTTTAAAGATGCCCTTTCCTCTGGAGAGGGTATTCTAAAATATATTATTTTGCAGAGGTTTATAATATGCCTGATACTTTATTCGAGATTATTAAATTAAATTCTAGTTACTCTGCTATGGTGTCTGAGTATAACCACTACTCTCGGAGAGTAGAGAGTCTTAAAGATAGAATTAAATCTTCTTATAAGAAAAGATCTTTAGCTTATATGGAAGTATATAGACTAAATACTGCTAAAGGAGGGTTTCATAGTAATGTAAATTACTATGTAAACTCAAAGCTTGATTTTATCAGTAAAATAAGCTATAGTATAAGGAATAACTTATATTCTTTAAGAGATTCTAGAGCTATACTAGCTAATTATAAAGCTAAGCTATATGGTAATTTCCCTTTAGAGGCTTACTGTAGCTCAGACCTTAACACTATTATAAACCCTGATGCATTTGTAAAAGCTTCTAAAAGGTTTAACTACATACGTAGAGCTTCTTGGAAAATTACAAATGATAAGCTATTAATAACATTCCTTACTCGTAGTATGGTATGTAGGGATATTGAGCATATTCAAAGTCCCTTAATACTACCTCCTTGGAAATGGCAGATAGAGGTAGGAAATACTACTACAAGTGGAGGGTCTTTAGAGCTTTTCGTGTGGTCTAGAGACTTGTATCTATGCAAACCTCATCCTCATATATCTGAGGGAGTTCTTGCACATCCAAGACTATATTATGATAGAGTAGGTAGTGCAAGGCGCGATGGTGAGATTTATACTGGAAATGCGTTATGTCTAGGAGGGTTAACTAAAAACTCAATAAATATAGCTTTAAAGGCGGGCAATTATACTCTCTTTTGGGCTTTACTCTACAAGTACATGACCTCTTTTAATTCAAATGATGATTGGGGTAAAGAGACAGGCTATATGAGAGAGGCTATGCCTAGCATAGAGCATCACCTAAAGACTAAAGGAGATGTTATTATGAGAGATAATATTGTAAAACATAATGAGGTACTACAATGGCTATAGATATTTCTAGATCTATCCTAGCATTCAATCCTGATAAGGCTCCTTCTGTAGTTGTTGTAGGTCTTGGGGCAGTTGGTTCTAAAGTTATTGAGAACTTAGTATCCTTGGGTATGCATCCTAGAGATATTGTGGCTTATGACTTCGATAAGGTTGAGGAGCATAACATAGGTAATCAAGCTTTCTACCAAAGACATATTGGTATGTATAAGGCTGATGCTATGCGGGAGCTATGTGAAGATAAGACGGGTATATCTAAGGATAGCTGGAAATTCCATAACCTTAAGCTAGAAACTCTTAGCCTCGGCAGGGAGTATGACAATAAACCTGTAATTGTATTCTTAGCTGTAGACGGTATAGATACTCGCGCTAAATTTGTTAATGATCATCAATATAATCCAGCCTTCTTTATTGATGTTAGGGTTGGGTTTGGTTATGGCTTTGTTTACACCTTCTCTGATCTCATAGGAGATACTACGGATAGATATAAGGACACACTCTTCGAGGTAGAAGAAGTTGATACTGGTACAGCGTGTGGTACTTCACAGACTATTAACCCCGTTGTTAATGTACTGTCATCAATAGCCGTACAACAAATGATGAACCTTATGAAAGGTTATCAAGCTCCCTTTAAACACCACTATATCACTAAACCTATGTTCATGCACTTAATGGAGAAATAATCCTTATGGCCAAGAAAAGATCCAATAAGCAGAATAACAAGCCTGTTGTTACTGCGCCCGAAGCTTCCTACGAAGTCTCTTCTAACTCTCTTACTCCTAAGACTTCTCCTTTAACAGATCTTAGGAAGCCTGCTACTAAACCTCCTGTAGCTGTATTCTCTGAAGAAGCTTGGGAGATGGTAAGTCATATTATAGGTCTAGATAGAAAAGATGAGGTGGGTTGGTACATGGCTACCACCTACAACGAAGAGACTAACCAAGTCTACATAGATAAGTTCTGGATACCTAAGCAGGTATGTACTCCTACTACTACTGAAATTGATAAAATATCCCTAGCATTATGTAAGGCTGATTACGTTAAGAGTCGTAATGAAGGTGAGTTATTTAATGCTTGGTTCCACTTACATCCCGGTAGTCTAGGGGTTACACCTTCTGGTACTGATGAAGATATGATTGCTGACCTTATCTCAGAAGTACGTGATAATATGGACTATTATGTTCGAGGCATTGTTAACAGTAGTGGTCGAGTTAAGATTGACTTCTACTCTATGAAGCATGGCATTGTACATGAAGTACTGGATTACTTTATTGATAAGCCTCAGTTTGAAGCTATGTACAATGAGATTGATCTCTTACTAGAACAGAGTGTATCTAAGCCTAAACCTAAGTATATTACCAAAGGTAATCTTAGACACTTACCTGTTACCTCAGACTTTCAATCACTATCTAGTCAGATTGCAGCACAATCTTCGATAGATGACGATACAGGATACCCTCTTTTGGCAGGTCTTGGTGATACTTTAGATGATCAGGTCTGGGATTTTGATGAGCAGGATAATCTTACCTACCATCAAGATTATAAGACTCTCTCATGGGTTAATGACCGAATGTTCTTTAAGCATAAGACAAGTAACATAGAGTTCTTTGCTGAACATAATCCTCACACAGACCAAATAGATATATTTGTTAAGAGTAATCGTAATAGAGCCTCCTTTACTAGTCCCATTACTGCAAGTATTGAGGTAGAGTACTGGACTTCTCTAATGGCTGATGTTTCTTACCAAGCCTAAGTTTCAATAATGTACGTTATGGATTATACGCAAATAATTGGATGGATTTTTATTATCGGGCTTCCGCTGTCTTGTTTGGCGTGGGCGATTGGGATAACAAGCTGGAATGATCGAATTGGCAAATAGCTGTACTAACTGACAGAAGTGTAAATAATACACAGTATTCCCTATATTACAGAAATGTAATGGAACTAAACGCTGTTTTCGGTGTCTAACAATACTTATTAATTTAATGTATATATAATAATCTTTATATCTCAGCTATCCAAAAAGCTGAGATTTTATAAAGTAAATATTAATTTTTAATCTTTGAGGTATATTATTTTTTCTATGAAAGAAAGAGATTACATTGACGTATTAGATACAGACCTTACTGTATCACTAGACGATGCAGAATGTATTACCTGCACTCGTTGCGGAGCAAGGGTTAACCTAACAACAAATGAAGTTGAATGTATTATTGATGATCCTTTGGACTGTGAGTACTATCAGCACTCTACAGACTACGATGGAGAAGGTGAACCATCTGAACTAAATTTTGAGGTTTAATATGAGAGTTAGTATATTTGTTTTAATATATATGATAACTATTATTGTCTATCTTAGCTATGCACACGAAGTAAAGGAGACCGAAGAAGTAGATAAGTCTGAGGCAGTATATGAGCCAATGCCTAGCTCTTGGTATCGGTACTGTATAGACGGGTATGGATATATAGCAGGGAGTACTAGTCTAGCTCTAGCCTTAACTCCTGAAGGTGATCCCGTTAGATGTTCTATGGATGCAGTTTAATGTATGACAAGTCTACGAAACGAGATACGTCTTTTAGGTTTAAGCCTCGAAGATGGTCAAACCTTAAGAACAGTATGCCCTAACTGCACCGCAGCTCATGAAGAGACTTTTATCCTTACTCGTGATGGTGACAGACTACTGTACCAATGTAAGAGAGCTTCATGTAATACCAAGGGTAGGATTGTATCTAACTCTGCACTAAAGTCTGGATCACATAACCAGAAGAAAGTATTTAAACCTAAGTACTTTGAAGGTGAGGCTTGGCCTCTAGATGAACAGACACCTATATGGTCTACACTCAAAGCTAAGTATAACTTCTCTGATGAAGATATTGAAGTATTCACTCAAGAAGGTGTTACCTTTGAACTAGAAGACTTCTCAGGACTTAAGTTCCTACACTTCCCTATCTACCGTGAAGGTAAACTAATAGGTACTTGTAGAAAGTCTATTAACCACAAACCAAAAGAAAGACGTAAGAGTAAGCTCTACCCACATATACAAGGTATACCATACTACTACTTCCCTAACGTAGGACGTAGCAAGGAGCTATTTATAGTAGAAGGGTGCATGGATGCGATTAAGTTAGCTTGTATGAATAAGTCTGCAATGGCATTAAATGGTACATCCTTGAACATAGAATGGTTTGCAGAGTATCTCAAGGAAGCCGAGTGGATAGAGACTGTTGTACTAGCTTTAGATCCTGATGCTCAGTCTATAGCTAGAAGGATGGAGAAAGATTTGAGCCTGTTTATTAACTCTAAGGTTCTTGCTTTACCTAAAGATCCTAAAGACTGCACTAAGGAGCAGATCAATGAAGGTATGTCTTTACTACAAATTTGATTTTATAAAAGATGCCTTTGGTCATCGTTTCAACAAAGACCTTGGTAATCAAGATATACTAAGCTATCACAGTACTATACTTGATAAGTTAAAAGATTATAGTTTCGATGCCTATAAAGCTCGTCCTCGTAGCTGGAATTTTATGGATACTACAATCCCTATGTTCTTTCTAGAGCATCTAAGATCTCAATCTATAGAGTTATGGTATCATGCCAAACTCCCTGATCAAGGAGGATGGTCACACCCTACTACGTATGAGTTTCTTTATCAAGATCCTGTTACCACTAGATTATTAGTTAAAGATGAGCCTAAAACTTACTTTGCTACACAGCAAGCATTAACTCAGTATAATTTTCTAAGAGGTCATGAGATAACAAAGCATCTACCTATAATGACCGCATTAATAGGAGAAGCTTTTACTAATGCAAAAACAGATCCTTACGATAATAATCCAGACTATCGTACTGACTACTGTGATTTTGTGGTTGATATGCTTCAGCCCGATTATATAGCTGCTAGACACTATCCTTTGCGTAGGCATATAGGTCATATTGATCGTATCTACAAGGATAAGATGAACCTAGATTTTACAGATTTTCTTGAGGAGCTATACTACCGAGGAGGTAGTGGTGCTGTACCTATACTACAAGGCTTTGGTCAAGGAGATTTACCAGTAAGAGATAATTACTGGAGAATGCCTACTAAGTCTGAGATGGATACTATGCTCAAGATGTGTGAGGATCACGGGTTTGAATGGGTAGCGGTATTTGCAGGTGGTCAGCAGAACTTAAATTTGCAGCTTATGGATCAATGGGGTAATCCTCAAGCCGCTATGGACGGATCATACCCTATAGACTCTTTCTTATCATGAATACCTTAGACCTCTTTGTAGTTAACCCTGACCCTATATCCATATGCTTTATTGATAATGTAATTAAGCATTGTGATCCTTCGGTAATAGCTCAACCTATTATAACTTCAGTACCTATACCTTCCTCCCTGCTACTCTATGTATCAGGTCTTATTATCTTTAAACTGTTTAGGAGAAAACGATGAGCTATGAGTTTAATGAGTTTCAGCTTGAGTGGTTGGAAGCTCTTGATAGTGGAGGTTATAAGCAACATCCTGCCGAGCTATATGGTCAGGAATCTAAGGGCTTTTGTTGTCTAGGTATAGCCTGTATGCTACATCCTAGTGTTGTACTAGAGCCGCATGAGTGGGATGTAACCTTAGAGCAAACTCTTAGTCCTGATACTTATAGAGGTGTTAACGATGATTTAAAGTTAAAATCTACTACGGGAGTTATAGCTCTAAATAAGTATAACATTACACAATTTTTAGAATTTCTGAATACTTTAGAAACAGAAACAACAGTAGCCTTACTTGAGTCATATAGAGAGATGGTTCTTGGTATTGAGGGCTATGGTGTGGATCTTACAATACTAAACGATGACGGTGTTAGCTTTAAAGACATAGCTAAGATATGTAGAAAATTCCCTGAACTGATATTTAACTAAGAGGTTAGTTTGGAAAACAAGATAATTAACGCTTGTTGTTCTTCTAGAGATTGTTTTATTACTGTAAATGCTTTAATAGATTCAAGTACTCTTTCAGATAAGGGTAATATAATCTTTAAAGGTATACAAGATTACTACGCAGCAGATCAATTAGCTGCTAATGTGGATAAGGAGTTACTCCTATCTGGTCTCCAGAGGGATTATCCTAACCATGCAACAATCTTTGAAGCAGCATTACAGGCTGAAGTAGAAGTAAGCCCTCCCAACGTAGCTAAAGAAGTTGTAGCCTTACAACTTGATCGTGCATCTGATCGTATGAAGGATGCTCTAGAGTCAGGTAACAGTAAAGAACTTGTAGCATCTATCGCACGATACCAAGCCATATCCAATAGAGATGGAGCAACTAAAGAAGTAGCTCAAGTATATAACAACGTATCTTTAGAGGAGATCCTAAGAAGCACCAGTGACGAGAATCGTCTTAAACTCCCGAAGGTTATACAAGATCACTTAAAGCGCGGCCCTCTTAGAGGCCACCATATATCTATAGCAGCCCGCCCTGATGGTGGTAAGTCTACTTTCGGAGGTGAGTTCCTAGCTACCTTCCTTGAGCAGGGTTTAAGGGTTATGTACTTAGGTAACGAAGACCCTAAAGATGATATGTTGGTAAGGTTCTGTCAACGTATACTACGTAAGGATGAGGCTACCATAGCAAGGAACTACGAAAAAGCTATGAAGGTCTTAGAGAGAAAGAATTGGAGTAACCTTTACTTTGTTGAAGCATCTCCGGGATCTCTATCTGAGATAAATGAGATTGTAGAGCAGATTAGACCTGATGTAGTAATCATTGATCAGATACGTAATGTACATACAGGTAAAGATCACAACCTTACAACTAAGCTTGAGGTAGGTGGTCAGTTTATACGTAACATAGCTAAGAAGTACTCCCTATTAGCAGTTACTATTACTCAGGTAGGTGATTCAGGTCACCACAAGCCTATACTAGATCTCAATGATATTGATGGAAGTAATACAGGCTACCAAGCTACGATTGATCTTCAGATTATGGTAGGGTTTAATCATGATATGGAGCAACGTGGTGAACGTATGCTTACCTTTCCAAAGAATAAGTTGAGTGGAGTTAAGGAACCTTTAAAGGTTAAGATAGACTTTGATACGAGGAGTTTAATGTAATGGATAAGTTACCATATGTATTTGATCTTTTATATGACATAAAGCATTTAGAAGAGGTGGAGATCATAGCTAGAGGTGAGGCCAGCCATTCGGATGCTGATCCTTACGAGCTATTGAATTTGTTTGAAAAAGAAGGCTTAGAGATACCTAAGTGTCTATTACCTTTTAAGTCAAAGAAACCTCCTTATACTTTTAAGCAGCTTGAAGCAGCTATTTATGAGTATATGCAAAGCGGTGACCAACGCGGCCCTAAAGAAACTTTAATAAAGAATTTTATAAATGGATATGCACCTTATGCCTAAGTTTGAAGTTACGATAAAGAGTGCTGAGTTTTATAAGGTTACTCTAGATGCTGAAGATATAGATTCGGCAGGTTATATAGCACGAGATACCATAACAGACCTCGTAGATATTATGACCCCTATAGAAGATAGTGGACAGGTATATGTTTATGATGTTGATGAGATGGTGGATACTAATGAGCAAGGGTAGTAAACGTAGACCATCTCAAATAGCTAAGTCTAAGTTTGATGATGAGTTTGATCGTATATTCAAAGTACGTAAGAGTACACCGGATCACGGTAAAACCTTAGTACACAAAGACAAAAAGAAGGAGGCTAAGAAAGATGGAAACTATTAGTGATAACTTCTTTTTATTTGTAGTTATATTTTCTGTTGTTATAGCTGCATACGCTTTACTTCCTAAAGAATCCCAAACCAGTAACTTCATCCCAGAGGAGGATATAGATGACACCCCATAAACTTATGTACGCCGCAGACTTTTATAAGGTATCTCATAAAGAGCAATACCCTAAAGATGTTACTAAGGTGCATAGTGTACTTACCGCAAGATCTGTAAACTATAATGAGTACATTGACCAAGAGAAGTTCTTTTGGTTTGGACTAGAGTTATACTTAGCTAAGTTAGACTCCTTTAGTGATTGGTTCTTTAGTTTAACCCACTACCAGATGGAAGAGGAGTTAGAAGCTTATAAAGACTTTTTAGATGAACGTCTAGGTGGTGATAACTCTATAAATCATTGGAGAGATTTATGGGAAGAACGTCAGCTACCTTTAATTATTCATTCAGTAGAGGAGCGGTCGGTATGCAATTTACAGACTCCTTTATTGACTGTAGAGAATACTATTGACGAGTTTGCTTGGTTAACTTCTTTTATCGAAACCTCATTACTATCTAACGTGTGGGGAGTTACTACGGCTGCTAACAGGGCATGGAACATCCGTAACACTATTGAAGGTTACTTTGAAGGTTATACCCCTGAAGAGAAAGAAGCTATTGATTTTATGTGTCATGACTTCTCCTATAGAGGTATGGCTGGTGACGATGCAGCAGCAGTTATAGGCTGTGGTCACTTGTCACAGTTCAAAGGTTCTGACACTATACCAGCTATTATGAATATGGAGTATTATTATGGAGAGGTTACTGGCTTCTCTGTCCCTGCTACTGAGCACAGTGTCATGTGCGCCGGGGGTTCAGACTCAGAACTTGACACTTATGATAGGATTATCGACCTATACCCTACAGGCATTGTTAGTCTTGTGTCTGATGCTTGGGACTATTTTAATGTTCTCAAGAATATTTTACCGCAATTAAAAGATAAGATTATGGCTCGTGATGGAAAGGTAGTGATTAGACCTGACTCAGGAGATCCAGTTAAGATTATCTGTGGTGATGATGAGGGACATGAATCTTCTCTAGAGATTCTTGATAGCATCTTCGGACATACTTTAGACTCTAAAGGTCTTAAGGTATTGGATAGTCATATAGGACTTATATACGGAGATGGTATGACACAGCAGACCATTGATAAGATGTTGAGTACAATGGTTAGCAAAGGATACTCTCCTCTTAACATCGTATTTGGAGTAGGTGCATACACTTATCAGCTCATGACTAGGGACGAGCTAGGACTAGCTTTTAAAGCTACGGCAGTTGAGCGTAATGGAGAGTGGGTTAACATCCAGAAAGATCCTAAGACTGATAGTGGTAAGAAGTCTTTAACCGGAAGGTTTACACCTAATACTAACCCTGAACTTAAACAGGTATACTAATGTTTGAAACTTTTAAATACTACAAGAGGGGGCAAGGGGAGTTAGATACATCTAACTTTCCCTCTATACTTGAACAAGGTGTTTTGCACGTAGACACTATAGACAGTAAGACCTTTGTATCTCTACTAGCTTTTAACTCTTGGCTTGGGTTACAACGTAACTTTATCAATAAGTTCCCTGTTAATGTATCAGGATATGTAGAACACCTTAGAGGGGATAAGGATCTTTACCCTGTAGCTAACATATACCAACTCTTACACTTACTGGATATAACCTGTTTCCAGATACAGCACGAGTCTACGGATAAGATTAAATCTGCCCTTATATCTGCTTTTACTATAGAGAATAGTTTAGGTATAACCTCTGGTAATAGTATACAGTATATAGGTTGTGATGCCTCAGTAGAAAAGTTTACTCTAGGCACTCTACCTTGTGCTAAGAAGGTTAGGGTTAATGGTAAGGTCTTGCGTGTAGATCTATCTATGAATAGTCTTGCTCCAGACACTACCGCTATAGTCTTGATAGATGATATTCTAGGAGGTGGTGCTACAGTACAAATGTTGTATGATATTATACGTAAAACACATCCAGACCTTGACATATACCTCTGGGTGCAGTATAATGAAGGTATCCATACTGATGAGTTCCTCTCTCAGTTTAAAGGTTACTACATAGGAGATCTTATTTGACAAGTCTAGGGCAACTCCCTTATTACATAGAGAACCCTGACCCTACAATATACCTTAAAGATGATTACGTTGTACTTGACTTCGAGACTACAAACTACGAGAAAGGCTTTGCCGCTTACGAAGAGAACAGCTTAGTACTGTCATGCTGGACTGTCGTTAAAGGTGGTCACCGTACCAAGAAGCATGTATTCGGTGGTGTCTTTGATGTTGGTGAGTTACTTGAAGACTTGTACAACTGTGAGTTCATCGTAGCTCATAATGCTAAGTTTGAATTGCAATGGCTAGACCGTTGTGGATTCGATATTGGTGCTAAGCCTATATTCTGTACCCAGATTGCAGACTACATCATAGCAGGTAATCGTAAATGGAAGTTTAATCTTGATGCTTGTCTCAAGCGTTGGGGTATACCTTTCCTCAAAGACTCCCTTGTATCCGGCTTAATCAAAGATGGGGTATGTCCTTCTAACATAGATGAGAGATACCTTCTTAAGTATTGCTGGATAGATGTTGATGCTTCAGAGGAGTTATTCCTAAGACAACGAGCGTATCACGTTAAGCATGGATTACTCAATGTAATGTATGCTAGGTGTTTATTTACTCCTGTCTTAGCGGATATTGAAATGCGGGGCATGGTTCCAGATCTAGAGCGTGTTAAGACATTGTACCTTCGGGAGTGTGACGAACTGCACGAGTGGAATACTCGCTTTAATAAGCTTCTAGGCAATGTTAATCCTAAGTCTCCTAAACAGATGGCTCAAGCTATCTATGTAGATCTTGGCTTTAAGATACCTACAGATCATCGCGGTAAACCTTTAGTTAATAAGATTTCCGAAGAGTGGCCTGATGGTGTACCTAAGTCAGATAAGGATACCATAGCTAAACTTAAACCAAAGAACAAGAAGCAGAGAGAGTTCATCGAAGTATTTAAGAATCGTGCTAAGATGGATACTCGTGTTACTTGGCTTAAGAAGCTCTATGACTGTGCTAAAGAGGATGGAGTTCTCTATGCCAATCTAAATCAGACCATAGCAGCTACTCATAGACTTACTAGTACTGGTAAGAAGTATGCAATCCAGTACCAGAACATGAACAGGGAGTTCAAGCCACTATTCAAAGCTAGACATGATGGGTGGATCTTTGAGGAGGATGATGTAGCTCAGTTCGAGTACAGGTTCTATGTCAACCATGCTCGTGATGCTAATGGTATGGCCGCTATAGAGGCAGGAGAGGATGTACACTATCTTACAGCTTCAACCTTGTTTGATGAGTATGACTCACTACCTGACGGATCTGCTGAGAAGAAGGCTCTAAGGACTGAAGCTAAATCAGATACCTTTAAGCCTCTTTACTACGGTAGATCAGGTACACCTAAGCAGAGGGCATACTATACAGCGTTTATAGATAAGCATGAGCAGATAGGTGAACTACAGGAAGAGATGATTGCTCAAGTTGTAACCGATAAGCAGCTCAGAATCTTCACTGGATTAGTATTCTACTGGCCTTATGCTAAGTGGAATCATGATGGATCATTTGCTACCCACTCTAATGAGATATGTAACTATTTCTGTCAGAATGGTGCTACAGCAGAAGGTACTCCTTTCATGGTCACTTGTATGTGGCATAGGATGAGATCTCTGAATCTAAAGTCCTTCCTTGTCAACACAGTGCATGACTCAGTGGAATCCGAGGTTCATCCAGACGAGACTGAGATTATACCTAAACTAGCCTCACATGGGCTTACAGTGGATGCTATGATGCTCTTTAAAAAGCTATATGATTATGATTTCGTAGTACCTATGGAGACTGAATCAGAAGTAGGCACTCATTGGGGAACTACAGACTATTGGGAAGAGAAGTACTTAACACAATTGTAATGGAACTTTTAGGCACTTTAGCTGTCTAAGTAGGGGTATGCAAACTATAGAACTGCATATAAATTGAAAGAAATATATTTCACGGAGATATAAGATACATGACACAACAAATCCAAGGCTACGCCGAAGCAGTCAATAAACAAAAAACAGGCTACTTCGGAATCCTAGTAGACGGTACGTGGTACGGTATTGGCAAGTCCAACTCAAAGAATATTGAGAAGGGTGATCAGGTACGCTTTGATGCAACCCAGAATGATAAGGGTTACTGGCAAGCTGTAGCAAGTACAATCCAAGTCAAGAAGGGTGAAGCTCCTCAAACCTCAAACAAGTCTTACCCTAAGAAAACCTTTAAAAGTGGTGGCGTTAAGGATGATTATTGGGCTAAGAAGGAAGAACGTGATGTTAAGATCACTCAACCCCTTATTATGTACCAGAATGCGGGTAACGTAGCAGCACAACTACTATCAGCATCTCTAGCTGTAGGTGCAATGGATCTAGGAAAGGTTCCAAAGAATCACGTAGTAAAACTAGAAGGGTACTTCCGAGAGCTGCGTGATAGCGTCTATAACGACCTACTCATCAAGAATAAAGAGTTGGAAGATGGTAAACCTCAACTAGAAGAGGCAGAGGATGATGTACCTGAGATTGAGAAGGTAGAACAGCCTAAAGCTGCGGAAGCTGAAGCTACTACTGGCTTCGATGACTTAGAAGACGATGAAGATTGGGATTAAAGATCTCCTAGTAGTTGAGGACAAGGGTGTGGGTATCTTCGTAAGGGAGATCCCTACCCAAGTCCTTAGCTTCTTTAACTTGAATCAATTTCCTGACGACCCTGAAGATATAGAGAGTGAGTCTTACGAAGTTGATCAGCCTCAAGTAGAAGAATCTAAAACCTTTATGTACGTCATAAAGAATACTATAACTAAAGTAGAGATGGGTTTAACTAAGAATCTATCTGATGCTCTGGTTATACAGGGACGAGAGATTCAATCTTTAGATATAGTTAAAGCTATGATTAAAGACAAGAAGCCCTCACCTAATCTACAAGTAATAGACTTCACGGATACTAAGCATTAATGAGTAGAGTCCTAACACCTTTGATTGACTGTGGTGTATTTAAGTATAAATGGCCAGCAGCATTAGAGTATGATTTATTCACTGTACTCTATGAGGATGAACAGAAGGAAATACGAGGCAAGATGAACGCCAAGAAGTTCGTAAAGGAGAACGAAGGGGCTGAGATCGTAGATGAGGTTCACGTTAGGGAAGATGAGAGTGTACTTTATCACAACCTTGAAAAGGCTTTTGACGAGATCTTTAAAGTCTGTGGAGGTGTGTCAACACCTAGACTATTTCTTGGATCATCAGGTAACTTTAGGAATGACCTTTACCCTGACTATAAGAAGTCTCGTGAAGGTAAGCCTAGACCTTACTACCAAGAACACGCTATAGAGTGGCTTAGACATAACTACGAAGTGGAGCATGTATTTGGTTATGAGGAAGATGATGCAGTTGCAATGGCACAGACTAAAACTACGTGTATTGTTGGTGAAGATAAGGATCTCCTACAGGTTAGAGGTTTTCACTACAACCCTGTTAAAAAAGAAACATGCACGATTAGTAAGAAAGATGGAGACTTTAACCTCTATACACAAATCATCGCCGGAGATTCTGGAGACGATATTCCGGGAGTCAAGGGTATTGGAGTTAAAACAGCAGCACAACTACTTGCTCCTGCGAGAAGTGCAAAAGACCTCTTCACTATTGCGCTCGATGCCTACGGAGGGGATTACGAAAGAATGGTCTTAATGGCTAGACTAGTGTACTTACTCCGTAGTGAAGGTGATGATTACACTAAACGTAAGGAGGTTATTGAAGCTAGATGCCAAGAAGAAGAAAAAGTAAAAACAGTTTCAGGGTAGAGCATTTCGATTTTAAGTCTGGGTTTGAGAAAACTATCGGGAATGACTTGATAAAAAAGGGAATACCTTTCGCTTATGAGGCGCAGTCATTTAAGTATACTATAACTATACCGAGAAGTGTGTGTCCTGAGTGTGGCAGTTCACCGTCCACCTTAGAACGAACATACACTCCAGACTTCTTCTTTCAAGATGGTTTAATCGTAGAGGCCAAGGGTAGATTCACAGCAGAGGAGAGAAAGAAACACGCTGCTATGAAGGAACAGTACCCAGATATGGATCTCCGTTTGTTGTTTAAGTCTAACAACTGGCTAGGTAAAGCACCTAAGAGAGGAGAACCAATAGGTAAGAAAAAGAACTATGTTACTTGGTGTGAGGCACATGGTATCAAGTGTGCAGTTGGTAATGTTATACCGGAGGAATGGTTAGATGGAGAGTGAAGAAACTATTTATATTGTAGAAAAGGATGCCAAGTATTTACACGGAGTTTTCTGGATAGGGTCTGACCTAGAAGAAGCTAAACGGCAAGCAGATAAGTATGCTGAAAATGATAAAGATGGTCATCACGATTGGTATGTTCGTATATTTAAAGAGGTTCCAAAAAACTTATCTCAATATAATGCAGACCATGACTCTGTGTATTCTACAAATAAGAAGATAAGAGAGGCTTACATTAAATGAAACCAGAAGCATTAATATTTGATTTAGATGGAACATTAGTTTCCAATAAGTTCTGGGTGGATGTAGGTCAAGATAATTGGAATTGGAAGACCTTTGCTAAGGAAGCTGCTGTACGTGAACCTAACAAGTTCATGAAAGAGTTATGGCAACGTCACGAAGACATGGAACGTATCATACTTACAGCTAGACCTCAGTTCCTAAGACAGATAACTTACATATGGCTTAAACAGAAGCTAGACTTTAAACCTGATACTGATATGTTATTGATGATGCCTAATGAGCATGTCAAGCAACAAGAGGTATTAAAAGATGAAGACGTAGCCCCTTTTCAAGCTGGATGGAAGATCTCAGAGCTTGAGCGTTTACAGAAGTCCTTTAAGATTGTGGGTGTATTTGAAGATAACCCTGCAATCACTACACTATACAAAGAAAAGAAATTGAATGTACTGGAGGTGACATTAAGTGAATAGGAATCCTAAATTGATACAAGCATTAAAAGATGGTAAAGCACCTCTTGAAAAGCTAGTATTATCCTGCCTAGAAGGGGATGCCGTAGTACACGCACTAGGAGCCTCTAAGTATGGTGAAAGGAATTGGAGAGAGGAGCCTATATTAGCCTCTACCTATGAGGCAGCTATCTTAAGGCACTTTCTTGCATACTTTCTCTATTGTGAGGATATTGATCCAGAATCAGGAGTATCTCACTTACATCACATAAGAGCCTGTTGTGCTTTACTTATAGATAGTAATATAGAGGGTACTCTAGTAGATGACCGTAAGAGGAAGGAAAGTAAGGATCAGGAGATAAACGGTAAAGATGAGTGAGTATAAATGCTTTCAATGTGGATTTGAGATTGAGACAGAGAACGAGCTAGAGCATCGTAGCTGTCCATCCTGCGGTAACGCACATGCATTATTTACCCATACTGAGATGGGAGATATTATAAACAATATCTATCTAGCTGGTGTAGATCTAGAGACCTTCTCCCCTATTGAGGATTACTGATGAATAAGAAGTATCACCATATAGCAATGTCCGAGCATGACTTTGGATTTAATTATGGTGCTGCTAAAGTTTCACGTTATTGGTCAGACAAGCATACAGGTAACGTCTGTATAGCTATAGAGACCCCGAAGACCAAAGGAAGGCCCTTAGAGATCATGGTTACACCTACAGGTAATATAAGGGTATTCAATAAAGGTGAGTGGGGAGTTGTTAAGCAGGATAGGAGGGATAAACGGTTTCAAACGAATCCGATAGATTTATGACTAGAGTAATGATAGATTTAGAAACTATGGGGCTAAACTCAAACGCAGCCATTACTGCTATAGGAGCGGTAGTTATAGACCCTGAACCAGATGGATCTCAAAAGAAATTCTATACTGAAATCTGTTTAGTGGATAATCAGATAAATGGCAGGCATATAGATGCTAACACTATCTTATGGTGGATGCGACAAGAAGACTCTGCTAGAGAACACTTAAACTCTTTCAAAAGGATAAAATTTAAAGAGGCTATAGAAGGCTTTGATAAATTCTTAACTTTAGAAGTTGGAGCTACAGAGCTTTGGGCAAATGGCACTTCTTTTGATAACGCTATACTAGCAGACGCTTATAGGCAGTTAGGACTCTCTTGGGAGTTTTGGAAAGATCGCTGCTATCGTACACTGAAAGAGATGTACCCCGGAGTCAAGAAAGAAAGTTTTGAAGGAACTAAACATAACGCTTTAGATGATGCTAAGATGCAAGCTAAACACCTCCTTGCCATTGAGCACCAAATAGATGAGAATACTTCACAGTATTAACAGGAGGAGCTTGTATGAAAATACTTCATACCGATATAGAGACCTACCCTAACAAGGCGTATGTCTGGGGATTATGGAAGCAGAATATAGCCATTAACCAGATTGTAGAGGCAGGTTATACAGCTTGTTGGGCAGCTAAGTGGCATGGTTCGGATGAGATCTTCTTTGATGCAGAGTGGAGAAATAAGAACTTTATAAAAGAGATTCATACTCTCTTAGATGAGGCTGACGTAGTTGTACACTACAATGGTAAGAAGTTTGATATACCTATGCTAAATAGGGAGTTCATAACTCATGACTTACCACCCCCTGCACCCTATAAAGAGATAGACTTGTTACAGGTAGCACGTAAGTTTAGATTCCCAAGCAAAAAGTTAGATTATGTTGCTCAGGAACTTAATATAGGACAGAAGGTACAACATGCAGGTATGCCTTTATGGACAGGCTGTATGGCTGGTGATAAAGATTCACAGAAGATAATGGAGGTTTATAATCTTGAAGACGTTGAGCTACTGGAAAGACTTTATGAAAAGTTATTACCGTGGATCACGCAACATCCTAATCATGGATTGTTTACTGATGGTAGTGATCATGTCTGCCCTAACTGTGGGTCTCATAACATTGTTAAACGAGGCTATAGAGATACAAGAGTTGGAAGATACCAAAGATACCGCTGTAATGGATGTGGAGCATGGTCAAGCGATGGTAAACGTATTGGAAAGACGGAGGTTAGATGACGAAATGGCTTCTGGTGTATATCTTATTTGATATAAGTGAGATGAAAGCGCAATCTTTTAATACTAAGTTAGGGTGTGAAAGTGCTAAAGAGTTACTTATAGACTACCTTGACCAGACCTATGCTGGTAAGAAGTTAGTAACTTGTCTGCCTTACACCCCAGATAGGTTTGAGTTATGATCTATGAGAATAGTAAAGACAAAGAATAGGAAAGCTATAAACCCTGTACAAGAGATCTTGAATAGTGCAGATGGTTTACCTATACTAGACATTGAAGACCGAGAGTGGTGGGTAGCTTACTACGAGGGAGAGTCCATTGCTGTAGCAGCTATGAGAGTTATAGATGATATGGCGTGGTTCTCTACTTGTGGAGTACTACCTGACTACAGAGGTCATGGACTACAGAAGAAGCTCATTAAGAAGAGGTTAGATTATGCGAAAAAGTTAGGCGTTAAAGAGGTATACACTTATACGGTTAACGGAAATCACGCATCAGCAAACTCCCTTATTAGTTGCGGGTTCAAGCATTGCACTCCACCAGAGGAGGCTTCTGGACAGTACGTAGGGGATGATATAGATTTAATTTATTGGAGGAAGCTTTTTAAATGAGTATTACACTAAAGCGAAAGACACGTGAGCCAGTCATCAAGGCTATGGTATTTGAAGAGATTAATGATGAGCTAAAGGAGTTCTTAAAAGACTCTAGGGGCTCTGTAAGTACAATCCACTCTACTAAGAATGGTGTAGATCTAGCATACCTAGACTATGTAGAAGAAGAAGATAATGAAATTGATGGTGTGTTCGGTGAGATTAAGTTCTCATCTCAGTACACGACACGAAAACTCCTCAACCGAGGAGATTACGTTGTTATAGAAGATGAGTATGTATATGCTATGTCTCCTGAACAGTACACCCAACGATTTGAAGAGGTAGTATAGTGTTATTAAATGTTTACCAGCAGGAGGCAATGAAGTTTGACCTTACCAGAGATAAAGATCCCCATCTCAGGGCCGACCACATGCGACACGGGAGCGTTGAAGAACTTGGAGAAATGGCTGGTCTCAGTAAGAGATTGTTGCGTGACGGGACAGTTCCCTCCAAAGACACCGTACTTGGGGAATTTGGGGATAGACTCTGGTATCTTGTTGGTGAAATTGATGCAGCAGGGTTTTCCTTGGAAGAAGTCGCTAGTTATAACCTTACAAAATTGGAAGACCGGAGAAATCGTGGAAAGCTTCAAGGTAGCGGGGATAACCGATAATGAATAAAGTAGATAAGATATTAAATCAATTTAAAAAGACAATCAGCGCCTTGGATGCAGAGGCAAACAGGCTAAATGAAAACGGTACACGTTTGGCCGAGCTTAGTAAGAAACTTGAAGCCGACTCTAAAATATTAGGAGAGGAAGCTGACAGAGCTACTAAGATTGCCGGTAACCTAGCAACACTACTGGAGACTTAGGATTGGATCTATATCAAGAGTACATTCATAAATCACGGTATGCTAGATGGTTACCTGAAGAGAGTAGGCGAGAGACTTGGGATGAGACAGTAAGTAGGTATATAAACTTCTTTGCTAGTAAGTATGACATACTAGACAGTACGGATTATAGTGTAGAACTATTTAATGCTATATATAATCTTGAAGTAATGCCCTCTATGCGCTGCCTTATGACTGCTGGTAAAGCTCTAGATCGTGATAACATGGCAGGGTTTAACTGTGCCTTTATCGCTATTGATGATCATAGGGCTTTCTGTGAGGTTCTTTATGTTTTAATGTGTGGGACGGGGGTAGGCTTTAGTGTTGAGCGACAGTACATCAATCAGTTACCCGAAGTATCACACGACTTTTTTGAAACAGATACTACAATCTCAGTACCCGATAGTAAGGTTGGGTGGGCGAAGTCATTCAAAGAACTGGTTGCTATGTTGTACTCTGGACAAGTACCTCAATATGATCTGTCAAAACTCCGTCCCGCTGGAGCACCCCTTAAAACTTTTGGTGGCAGATCGAGTGGCCCAGAGCCTCTTAGACAGTTGTTCGACTTTACCATTAGATTGTTCCGTAACGCCGCTGGAAGGAAACTTACCTCTATCGAGTGTCACGATCTCGTATGCAAAATAGCTGACATAGTTGTTGTCGGAGGAGTAAGACGTAGTGCCCTTATATCTTTGTCTAATCTATCTGATGACAGAATGCGTAATGCTAAACAAGGTCAATGGTGGGAGGATCACCCTCAAAGAGCACTGGCGAATAACTCTGCTGTATATGCAGAGCAGCCTGAGTTCGCTACTTTCCTCAATGAGATTAAGGCTTTGTACGACTCAAAGGCTGGAGAACGAGGTATATTCTCTAGAGCAGCAAGCGTTAAGCAAGCTGCAAGATCTGGAAGACGGGATACAGACCATGCCTTTGGAACGAATCCTTGTAGCGAGATTATATTACGATCTTGTCAAGTCTGCAACCTCTCAGAAGTCGTTGTACGACCAACGGATACACTTGAAGATCTTGAACGAAAGGTTAGACAAACTACGATCTTGGGTACTCTACAAAGTACGTTAACTAATTTTAGGTTTGTAAGACCTATCTGGGAAAGGAATACAGCAGAAGAGAGCTTGCTTGGAGTATCCTTTACAGGTATCATGGATCACCCTATCTTAAGTGGTAGGGAGGAAGGAGGTACTTGGTTTGATCACCCTAATATGCCGAAGTCTTTACCGGAGATATTAGAGCACTTAAAAGGTATTTCTATTGAAACCAACAAAGAATGGGCCGAGCGATTGGGTGTTAATCCTTCTACTGCTATTACTTGCGTTAAGCCCTCTGGTACTGTATCTCAACTTGTAGACAGTGCTTCAGGTATTCATGCAAGGTTCAGTGATTACTATATCCGACGAGTACGTAATGATAAGAAAGATCCTCTAACCAACTTCCTCTTAGATCAAGGGGTTCCGGGAGAGGTCGATGTTATGAACTCAGAGAATGTAGTATTCTCCTTCCCTGTTAAATCACCGGAAGGTGTGCGAGCAAATGAGTTGGACATTAGAAGCCAACTAGACTTATGGGAAACTTACCAAGATCATTGGTGTGAACATAAGCCATCAGTAACCATCTACTACGATGATACTGAGTTCTTAGTAGGTATGCAATGGTTGTGGGATAACATGGACAAGTGTTCAGGGATTAGCTTCCTACCTAAATCAGATCATATCTATGCACAAGCTCCTTATGAAGCTATTGATAAGGATACCTATGAGACTTTAAAAGCAGAGATGCCTGACTCACTTAATTGGGAAGAGTTATCTGTTTATGAAGCGGAGGATATGACAGTGGGATCGCAAGAACTTGCTTGTCATGGAACATCTTGTGAACTCTAAATAAAAATAAGCACATAATAAAAAACCCCCAACCGAAAGGAAGGGGGTTTCTTTTTATCTACGTATACTGTCAAGATAATTCTTAACCTTATCACTTCTAGATTTAGGAGGTTCTACGTTAGCCCGTCCTCTACGGACAGCTTCAAAAGCCTCTATATCAAGAACAGTGTTCTTATCATACTCAGCCTTCCTACGTTCCTCATCAACCTGATTCTCCAATATCAAATCAGTCTGCCTGATTCCCGCCAAAGCTAACCATCCATTCCATAAACGAGGCAAGTCAGCCTCTTGAATAGCATCCCCACCTAACTCATCATAAACACTCTTGAACTTATTAGGATTAATAAGCATGTCCTCTAGCAGAGCCATACGCTTATCATTAGGAACAGTATCAAGTACTTTAACTGCGATACGTCTACCGATACCTGCTGCAATAAGAGGTGTAGTACCTATCTTAGCACCTACCCTTGCACCCGCAATAGCGCCCACCGCACTGATGATAACACTCTTATCAAAACCAATGTTAACATTATCAGCAGTAGACCGAGTAGCTAGTTTCTCTAAGTCATCAAATACTACCTTTAGAACCTCTTTGGATTGAGGATCATCTTTGAAGAACTCATCTATTACTGGCTTAGATCTAGTCCATGCATCACGATAAGCTTTACTTAGGAATTTAGATCCATCATAAGACTCTTTAAGGATACCGTTAGCAAGTACATCAATAGCAGTACGCTTAAGACCTAGCACAGCATCACCAGTAGGGTCTTTCTTAGCTAGATCCATAAGCTCCTTAGCGTTAGCTTGAGGGTTCTTAATGGTTGGACTTAGTACTAGCTTTTCTAAAGCCCTTCTAGGATCACTGTATTCAGTATAGAGACTATACCTAGCCTTTTGTATCTCTGATACGGTAGACTTTAGCTCAGTATCCAGTTCTTTAAGAACTTTACCTTCAGTGATAGATTTAGCAATAGCAGCTTGTATCTGAGGATACCTGCGTAGGCTACCAGCATGTTTAGTAGCAAACCGTTGAGCAGCTACAACATCCAGTGTACGAGACCCATCATCTGCAAACCTTACCGCGGAGTCAACGAAGTTAGCTTTAATTACATCTTCAACACCTCCAACTAGACCTTGATCATAGCCGTAAGCCCAAGCCATAGAGTCTAACTGCTTAGCTCCTTTATTGCCCGGAGCCATGACTCTAGAACCAAACTCAGCAGCATCAACAGCCTTACCTTGAAAGAGTAAAGGATCAAAGACCTCGTGCATCTCTTTTGTATAAGCTGCCGCAGCAGCATATCTAGGGGATATACTTCCAGCTTCATTAAGTACTTTACGAAGAGTCTTTTGTAGAGCACTACCATAAGCTTTAGAAGCAGGAGGTATCTTGGAGTCAGTCTTACCTATCCATCTAAGTGTAGCTAGAACATCTGAACGTAGCTTAACAATCTCCTTGACATTGACAATACCTGTCTCGCTTAGATCCTCTAGTACTCTAACAGCATCTTTGAAAGGTGCTCGTACTTTAGGCGACTGCTCAATAGCTGTATCAAGGACTAACTTTTGATATTCGTTGAAGTAATCGAAAGTATCCCCTACATCTACCTCTACGTCTGGTAGAGACTCCCACAACTCCTTCTCAATAGCTAGTACGTTATCATAAGTTTTGTTTAGGTCATCAAACAGCCTAACACTAGCAAGCTCCTTATCCCCCTCCCCAATAACCTCTAGAGTAGATCTATAGCTTTTAGCTACCTCATCGATCTCATTCCTGATCATACTAGAGCCGTTCTCAGCAACAGCCTTAAAGTACTCATGAGTAAGAGCCTCTACATTATCCACTTCGCCTCTAAGGCGTGACAGTAGTGTAGTAACCTCTTTAAGAGTTTCACCGTCTAGATTCTTAATAAGACCTGCAAACTCAGAGTTACCTTCCTGCATCTTCTTCTCTATACCGAGAATACCTTTATCCCCTGTCAACTGACCAAGAGATCCAGTTTTATTAGAAGCTATAGCTCTCTCTAGTTCTAGGATAGCCTTTTCAGGATCGTGTGCGTGTTGAAGGATAGCCTTAACGGATACTTTCTCCATTGCTGGCTTACTGAACTTCTTATTGAAGTTACTTAGACCTTTACCTACAGCAGTAGTTAAGTGCTTAGTTAAGTATACTCCCGGAGCCGCAACACCACCTAAAAGCTCCGCTACCTCGTTACCGCCTGATGCATAGGATGCGGCAGCAGCACCAAGACCTGAAGCAGTATTAAGGGTATTATCTATCTTGTGAGATCTCTTAAGAGCCTCTTCAGACATTTCCTTAGTAAACTTCTTAGTAGCAGCACGACCTATAGCACTTATACCAAAGCCACCACCTGCAAACTCTATACCAGCTTGTATAGGTCTCGACTTCTTACGATAGTCTTCAGTTAGATTCTCGTAGCTATAGATGTTAGAGTGCTTCTCAGTAAACTGCTCTGGGTTCTCATCCTGTGTTGGCCCCATCATCTCTAATACTTGATCAGTGGAGTATCCAGCCTCTAAGAGTTCAACCCTTTTCTTGTTAGCAGCGACCCTGTGACCTACTTTTAAGTAGTGTAAGGTGTCGAATATCCACCCATGCATACCGCGGTTAACGGCTACACCTGCCATGTTAAGGTGATCCAGTATACCTACGGATCTCTGATGAGTTTCTAAGTCCTCCACAAGAGGGTCATTATAACCCCTATTAGCATAATTCATATCAGCTATGGTTTGGGTTAAGTTCCCACCTTTCATTGTAGAGGGCTTCTGTGAGTCTGGTAAGCCGAATGCGGCGTACTTACTCCTAACCTCTTGTAAAGACTTTTCATCCATTAGTGCATTCTCAAATTAGTTTCCGCCATGAACTCTTCCATCTTAATCCTACCATTCTCAAAGAAACCTTCTTTATAGGCTAAAGCGTGAGCTGTCGATAAAGGCATTACCTTACCATTAGCAAAAGATACATATTCTCCAGTACCTTGAGGTACTTGCTGATCGGTAGGAAACCAGTTATTAACCGCACCAATAAGTTCTTCGGAAGTGTGAGGTTGTGATACAAATAGTTCAAAGAATCTAGCAGCCGCTTCTGCTCTGTAAGCACCGGCAAGCTCTGGAGTAGATGCTAAGGGAGATCCGGGATCGTCTACGTTAGCTAAGTGATAATTTTCAATTTTATCTAGCATAGAAGGGATCATCTCCTTCAACCAAAGCATACGAGTAGCAGGGCCGGTAAGTTCTCTGCTCATATACTCTTCTTTCAGTATCTCAACGTCCTTATCGTTAACAGGTGCTAAAGACCGAGCTACAGCTAACACATTATCTAGTGTCTGCTTCATAAGAGCAGCCTTTGTAGCCTCATCTGCATCATTAAGAATCAAGTTCTCTAAGATAGGAAAGGCTTTACCAAACGGCCCTTGTATTGTACCTACTACCTTCTCCAGTTCAGGATTCATTATAATACTCGCTGTACGGAGTGTAGTACTTAGCTGGTTCCTAATCTGCCTAACACCTTTAACAATATCTTCAGGCTTCATAGCCCTCCGGCCAGCACCCGCAGGAGTGTCTGTATTACCGGGAGTATACTCACCTCCTAGAATGAGTCCCTCTGGAATATCACCTAGCTGAGTCTGCTTTCCAATATTGTAACCTAAGACGTTACCATTCTGAACCATAGCACTACCAACAACCTTGCCATTACGATCTATAACACTCTTTAGATCAGGCTCTCGGTTAGCAGCGTCAGTATTAGACTTATTTGTATCTCTGACAGTATCTAGTGCAGACTGATATGCAGCCTCTTCTCTAGCCAATTGGCTCTCTTTCTGTAGCATACCCATCTCTTGAAATACTTTTAGAGATGAAGTAGACCATGTATCATAACCTTTCAGTAGAGTAGCAAGCTCATCAGGGCCAGCCTCGGCTAGAGCTGCCTTATCCTCTTCGGTAAACGGATCTCCAAACTTATCTTCTAGATCCCCTATATTAGATAAAGCATCTCTTACAGCTTCAGGAGTACCTAAAGCCTTAGCCTTTTGTATTTCAGAAAAAGCCATTTGTTGAAAGACTGCATTAGTAGAAAGCTCGTTGGTTGCTATGCTACTTACTACACCACTAAGTTCAGATTGTTTAGCTAGTTCTTGATAAGTTGGGTCTGTATAAATGGATTCCAAAATCCTAGATTGAGCAGCCTTAGCTGACCCTATATCTAAAGAATATTCTTCTAGCTTTTCATTGTAACCAGACTCTTCTCTACGCTTCTCACCTTTCAAGGCAACTTCACCACGCCTACGGCTTAGCTTAGAAGCCTTAACATCCTCTTGTGAGGCATTTATATTTTGTAATGCTTGTGCAGTAGTAGTAAATGCTGCAAAGGGATCATAAGTACTCATTATATTTTACCCAAATAGAGAGGAGAAGAAGGTTCCATTACCACCCCCTGTAGCTCCAGCGTAGGTAGCACTAGCTACTTGATCAAAGGCAGCACCGGCTCCTGCAAATTGCATAGATCTACCAGCAGCCACTCCCATCCTAGCAGCGTTCTTACCTTCTACTGATGCAATATCACCAGATTGATAATTAGCTGATGCAGCACTCATTGCTGAAGTGTTAGCACCAGAAAGTTCCATTAGTGACGACATATACTGCCAGTAATCTTGCTGAGCATTACCAGTAACAAATCCTGCAACATCGAACATAACATTGCCTGACTGATTCATACCTCTTGCACTAGCACCACGCTGTATGGCTTTGATGCCTTGCTCCTCTGCAAACTTACCAGCAGGGGATAGTTCATAATCACCACCCCCAAACATTAGATCATATAGAGTATCTGAGGCTTTATGGACTCCTGTACCATCTTCGTACTCTTTAGTAGCCCAAGGAGAGATTGCCTCATAATGCTGCTTGTTACGAACCCTATAACGCTCCCACTCCTTCTTATTATATTTAGCAGCCTTCTTAGCACCACTCCCACCAAATGCAGATCCAAGTGAAGACCCAAGACCCATTATAGACCTCCTCTAGCTTTAATCATATATATCATATAGATATTCTTCATTCTAGTCTCATCATTACCAAATAAGCCTGAGTCTACTCGTCCTGCATCTACGTTACCACCAAATACATCGAAGTTGATAAGTGGAGCACTTCCTGATAATCTAGTTTCAGGGTGAGCATGTTCTTTTATATCATCAAGCTGTATAGAGCCGGGATCTGCTGTAGTAGCTCCTGTGAGACCTGTGATAACCCTACTACTCTCGTTGGGATCTTCATAGCCATCTGACCTAGAACCTTCAGTAGTAGTAGTTACCATACGAGGGACTAGACCTCTCATATCAGGTAAGTTAAAGGTTGTTGAACCATTACCTGAGCCGTAATAAGTACCTAATACATTGAATAGGTCATCATATGGAGCTGATCTACTAATAGCTCTACCATCACAAGGAAGATAGTCGTCAGGTATAAATGATTCAGGTAAAGGAAATAAGACTATACTCCCTATAGGAGCATAACCATCCTTTATAGCCTGAATGTTATCATCATTCTCTGTTGTATTAAGAGCACTACCCTTAGCAGCCCTCTCGGTAATGGTCGTTAAAAATGTAGGCTTAGTAGGCATTATACCGCCGCTCCTGTTTTAGTGCTTATCCAAGAAGTTCCGTCACTGTAGGCTAAGGCAGCCCCACCTACGGCATCGTGTACATAGATTAAAAATGTACGATCTGTATTACCATAGTCTGAAGCTGTAGGTAGACTAGTTCTACTCTCTGCCTTTACAGGCTGACCTAAAGAATTTAGTTGATCGTATACAAGCCTTAACCAATTATCTAACTGTACATTTCCTGTGGGTGTTGGAGGTGTTAATAGCTTATTAGACATGGTTTGATTTACTCGTATAGACTTGTACTTTTTCTAACTTTAGTTTAGCTTTACCTGAATACTTAAAGTTAAATATCCTACGTACAAACTTGCCTAAGCGAGACATTTTAGTAGTGTTATTAAGTAAGTATTCTCTAGGTGTTGAGAAGGTCTGACCCTCATCATCACTATAGCTAATCTCTAAAGATGTATTAGGGTTAGCTGTATAGCTCTGTACTTCAGTATTACCACCTATACGTAGCCAACTCATAAACTTATTAGTTAGAGTCCCTTCATCGTGTGGAGGAAGAGTTATAGACATTTCAATAGGACTTTCACCTGATGCAGAGAACTCCTCGTAGATACCCTCTAAATATATACCACTTTCATAGATAGAGGATTCAATACTTTGCAAGTCTTCTACTGAGTTACGAGGTCTAAAGAATCCAACCTCACCGGAAGAGAATAGCATATAAGGGTATGATGTATCTATTCTACCTTGGGCAGATGAGTCAATTATAGGGAAGCCTATAAAGGTTCCTATAGTTGAATCAAACTCATAGATCTTCTTTAAGTTAATATCTATAAAGAAGCTAACCGACTCAGTAGGGCCAGAGAAGTTCTGCCTATTATCTATAGTAATACCTACTAGAGCATGATTGTTATATTTCACATAGCTACAGTAGATAATAGTGTTATCAACATTTAAAGCAGTAACTAACTTTTCAGATAGCCTATCATCTGCTATCTTAGTAGGCTTAAAGTTATCTATAGTCCATACAGATCCATAGTCTGCACCCGACCCACCTATAAAATGTATAAGATCTCCTGAGACTGCTACAGCATTATGATCTACACAGCCATAAGTTATAGACATATCTGTTCTTGAAGCCAGAGGTGACCCATTCACATTACCAGCATTATAGAAAGTCTGACAAGTCTCAGAACCTAAAGCTATAATATTATCGTAATGCTGTGCTAGATATACTCCTGCATCCTCTGAAAGTTCGGTAGAGATTAGATCTGCTGAGCCCCAAGTTAATATATCATTGATATTGGAGTTGTAGATTATACCATCCTCACCTAGAAGAAATAAAAACCCTCCTAAATATACTCCACCACCCGCAAGCTTTACATTAGGTCTTCCTGACTGTCCGGGGAAGTTAGTGGAGGTTATCTGTGTAACTGTTGTAGGTGCTCCAGAAGCTATGTAGTAGCCTTTATTAGCCGAGGGATCTATAATGACTAGATGCGTATCACAGTCTATAAAGTAAACCCTATTATAATCTGTCGCTGAGTCTAATAAGTTACTAGCTATAACACTAGTAGCCTCCACTACACCTCTATAAATATCATTATTAACGGCAAAGTACAGTCCATCAGTACCAGTAGTAGCGACTGCTGGCCAGTAGATCATACCTCTACCAATACTTATATCTGAGGTAGTGTTATTAACTACTGTAAGAGAGGGTCTCTGAGTAACATAACCCCTCTCTCCACCTGCATAAGTGTCGAAGACTCCATTACGTACTAAAGGGCCATCCTTTGTATTTGGAGACTCTGCCCCCTCTTGTGAGGTAGAGGTAAATAATGAAATATCTTCTAAACCCATTAGAAATTCCTTCCAGCCTGATTTTCAGGTACAAACTGTATAGATGTACCATGTTCAACATCACTGTCCAAAGCCTTCTGGTAATACATCTCAGCCATATCTCTAAGCCTGTACTGCTGGTTTATAGGAACTCCGCAATCAGGAGCCATTAGTTCAGCAAGCTTTAAAGCTACGGCCATATACCATTCAGGCTCTACGTAAATAGTATCACCACTAGTATCAAGATCATCTACAGGACTTTGTACCCGCATCTTAATATACTTTGATTCATCATCCACTTGAGGCCAAATACTAATTGAGGTGTTAGGTAAAGTCTCGTCTACGTAGATTTGATTAGCAGTTCCTTTGTTATTAAAAGAGCTTAGACTATCATAACCTTGCCTAGATATAATATCTAAAGGTACGTTGTTACCTGTCTCTGAATCAGTTACACAATAAGCCTCTAATATAGATTTAGGATTCTTATTATAAAGGTTTCTATAAAACCAAATCTCTTGCCCTACTGGAACCGAAGTTACTCCGCTAACCCCTGAATTAACTACAGCTACAGTAAGTCCACTTATATTAGTAACACTTTGGATTGTCTCCCACTTTAACTGCTTGTTAGAATCCTTCCAAGCTAATATATCTCCGGGAGCCATAACCTCCCCCGGCACACCATCTCCTGAAATAAGCTCTACTACCTTGTCAGGTATTACTATATTATCAGCAGCGGCAGATGCAGTTTCAGTCTTAAAGTAACCAGCCTCTTTAGTAAATCTATACCTTATACGTTGTGAAGATTCTTCAGTAGCTCCAAAGTTAGTCTCTTCTACTATATCGTTAAACTTATAATCATTTAGTTCTAGGTAAGGCCATAAGTAAACATCTTCTACAGTCCAGAGACTCATACCATCTACTTGCATATTATGTAGAAGCATGTTAAGTTCAAGGAGGTATTCCTCTACTTGAGCTAGACTTGCAGTTTGACCTTCTCCTAATACGCCACATTTACGTAACGCTATAGTTACTATATCTGTAGCAGTAGCACTGAAGTTATTTGATCCAGAAAAGGCCATTATTCTAAATCTCCAAAAGTTGATGTAGGTAACGCTTCCGCATCTGCGGTATACGTAACCTCAATAAATTTGTCTTTGGGCTGTGGTCTTGGGTCTTCTACTGAGGTATTATCAGACCTACCTCTAACAAAGTCTTGCTCGTGTCTAGGCTCCCAATCACTAGGGGCTACTAAAAGACCATCCCAAGTTTTCCTTGCCTCACTTGCTAGGATATGTGCTCCACTACGGTCACACACTACCCAATGATCTCCCGGCTTATATCCGGGTGCTTTGGTATGTTTACCTTTAGCTGAGTTAGGAGGTGCTCTAAAGTTACTACTACGTGCCTTATCCATTACTCCTCCTTAATTAAAAAGAGGGGGAGAGATGACCCCTCCCCCATCTTGGTTATGAACCTTCGCCACCAAAGATAGCTCGCTTATCAGAGTACCCAAAAGAGTAACGCTCATAGGCAGAGAACTTAGCGTTCTTAGTGTCAAAGTCATTATCAGGTGCAAACTCAACACCTACACGGTTGTAGCAAGTAAGACCTTTCTGTACACCCTTATTACGGATGAACCAGTCTGTTGCATTCGTGAAGTAGTTGTTAACACAGTAACCACCGGGGAATTTACCCAAGGTAGTAATTGCGTTAATATCGTTTGCATCCGTACCTGCATCAGATGTTGCACTAGCTACGCCAGCAGCAGTACGTCCTACAGACTTCATGAGTCGAGCAATGTCAAACTCAAGATCTGCTGGAACTACAATCTTATCAGGTTGAACAACGATACGCTTACCACGATCATCAGTCCATTTCGACATTTGAATACATGCAGATTCCAACGCACCCTCAGAGAGGTCAGCGTTTACATAGTTACTCCAAGTACCTCCAGAGTAATGCTCGTTAGCAGCATCACACATAGGGCGACCATCAGCACCATTAGATCCTGCAAGGAATGCATTGTTGTACAGATCTGCACCTTCAACATCCTTCGTTTGTCGCATAGACCATGCGAGGGCAGCTGCACCTTCACTACCAATCTCACCGTAAAGGTCATCATCCATCATCTCACGAGTGATGATAAAGCCTAGAGCGTATGAAATGTGTGAGTAGCGGGTTACATAACCTTGTCGCTGATCATCGTATGCAAGTGATTCGCCTTCTTTCTTACGTTGTGCAAGGCCGAAAGTGATTCGTTGCATATCTTCTTCGTATGCACGAGCAGAACTCTTCTCATCATACAAGTCCTTGTACTGAGGAGCATACTCGTTATATTTAGCACCCCATACCTCGGATAGACCGGGATACAGGAGCTTAGCAAAATTACTACGATTAATAGTCATTAATTATTACTCCTTATACCTGCGCGAATGTTGGGCTAGTAAATACAACATGTACTGCTGCATTAGCACTAGTGCCATCATTCTTGTTAGTCGGAGCTGTAGCTTTAAGGTTCTCAGAGTTAAACTCTGGAACTTCAAAGACTTTAGCATCACCAGCACCAGAATTAGCGGCAGGAGATCCATCGTGATCCACTTCCATTACTGACTGTGTATTAGTGCCTGCAACAGCAGCAGTCGCTACCAAGTCAAGACCAGCGCCTACAACAGGAGCAGTAGAAGAGTCATCAGTCTGAGCCTCAAACACAACATCATTAGCCAGAACAACGCCTACAACACCACCAGTTGAGCCGGGAAGAATGCCGGGATCAGTTAGATCTGTAGGATCAAAACTTTCAGCTTCACCGAAAGTCGTATTACTAGTACCTGAACCGATATAGGCTACAACACCTAAAACGTCAGAACCAGACACAGCTCGTTGCACATTACCAGCGTTAAGCAATACAGCATCACCTACCGCCAAAGTACCAGCATAAGAAGAACTTACAGGGAAGCTCTTAATCTTACCGGAAATCGGTGCTCCAGAGAGTGTCTTTACAGGCTTAAATCCGCGAGGATTATCAACATTAGCCATAAATTACCTCAAAAATTATATTAACCGAAGCCTACATCTGAAGATTTTTGAACAGTCTGAGTTACATTCCCTTCTCCGAGTCCTTCCTTCAACTCTTCTAACTCATCATTTTCATATACACGGGATACGGCTGCTTTAGCCTTTTTCGCCTTGTACTCTTTATCTTCTAAGTAAAACTCCATTGGTTGTTTCATTAAATATAGATAGCCACCGGATGAACCGCTAGGCTTACGAATAATAGTTCCGTCATCGGGAGTATCAAATACGTGTGCCTTGGCTACTTCTACCTCGTTTTGTTGTACAAACATATATCCACGTTGCTTTAGTACCTCGATCTTAGCCCCCTCAACACCTGCTGCGTCATAGACCCAGTGGTAGTGGAAGTCAGTATCTAGGTTATCACGGTCAATAATATCAAACCGATCTTCTTGGTCTTCTAGTGATACACGCTTAGTTGTACTAGGCATAGCTTTTGGAGCCAACTTATTAGCTCCGGCTTCTTTCATACTTGGTGCTTTCTGTTTTGTATTCATATACTCTATCCTTCGTCAGCCGCTAGTTGCTGTGCGTAAGTGTCTAGGTCTTTAATCAACCCCATCTTAACAAACTTTGTACCAACCTCACGAGCATAGTCGTCTAGGTCAGCGGCGGTTGCCTTACCACTCGAACTTTTAGAAGTCCTTTTACCATAAGAAGAAACCTTAGATTGTCTCTTAGGCTTTTCCTCTTCTTCCTCAAAGTCAAATAGTTGGGGTTTCAGTTCCACTAGTTCGTCATAGGACTCTTGCAAGATTTCTGCTGGAGACTTACTAGGATCTAGTGCTCTATTCTTTTGAACAACGGAGGCAAATGCTCCTTGTAGAACGGGATCTTCTTCAAACTCTGGATGTGCTTGAGCGAACTTTTGCACAGCCGGATCTTCTGAAGTTTTTTGTGGCTTCTCTTGTTTTTCAGCTTTAGCTTTCTTCTCCTCATCTCGGATAAGAGCTAAGTCCTCATCAATCTCTACCACGCGATCCGTATTATTATCTTTAAGTGCGGCAGCTTTCTCTGCCATCAACTCCTTTTTAGCTTCTTTTCTTTCGTTCTCAAGGGCTTGCTCATGGAATTTTTGGAATTCCTTAAAAGTCCCTTTCATTTCGTCGATCTCAGACTTTAGTGCAGAGCTTTGGCTTTTAGCAGTTTGAATCTGGGCGATCAGATTACCACGAGTATTAAACTCTTTGGCAGAGATCCAATCATCCTTATTACCATCAAACTCTTCTAAAGGCTTCCACCCGTTTGCACGAGCCTTATCTTCTTGTTGTTCGTGTTCTTTACTCATCGTCTAGCACCGCTACTATGTTTTCGTCGTTGATGATTGTATAAGTTTCTCCAGTTTTAGGGTCTTCTAAAACCTTTCCACTATATTGTACAAATGCTACGGTATCACCTACCTTAGCCCAAGGCTCTTTGGAGTCTGTCCATTGCCATGCCATATCTGATACGGCTAGAACAACCCCTACAATTTCCTTGGCTTTGTCAAGATTATCAACCCTAGTCTTAAGTATAATACCTGACTTCTCATCAACCTCTTCAACGTCTTTAGGTTTTATTACTACTCGATAACCTTTAGGCTTCCAGTTTATTGTCATGGTCTAGTTTTGTTTCCTCTATGAAGTCTACTACATTTTCTAGTTGTTCCAACACCGCCTTTTGCTGCGAGTGTTGTATTGCAAGTTCATCTACCGTATTAAAGTCTCCTACCGCTACTTGTGAAAGTACGTCGAAATACTCTAAACGTAAATGCGCTAACAATTGTTGTGTAAGCTTGGAGTTATACCATAACTTACGGTCTTCTTTACTAATAGCATTGTCTAAGTCATCAGCTTCTAGCCTAGCTGATTCCATTGCCCCTGTTATTAGGTTGTACAGGTGCTTGTTGTTGAGTCTTTTCATTTTGCTCTCTATCTAGTTGCTTATTAATCTGATCCATAGTAGCTTTGTAAGCTTCTAACTGGCGACCGGGTTCTATAGCCTCGGCCTCTGCGATTGTTTTGATGTTATTGGTATAAGCAGTAACACCTTCCCTCATCTCTTTCATAACAGCTAACTGGTACTCTAGTTGCTCTATTGAAGGTGGTTCTGGGTTAGGCTGCATTAGGGCTTCTACATCCTGATGCTGTTCTGCTGCTAACACACGTTTTGCAACTTCCTGTCTATTCAAGCCTAAGATCATCATCTTTTCTAATAGGCTTTGTGATTTAATAAGTTGTAGTGATTGAGATACTGACTTAGGATCTGAGTTAGGTATAATATCTAACCCTTCCTCTGCAAAGTCCTTCTCTCCAGCCTCTAACATAGCTTGACGCTTCTCCAGAGCCATTTGAAGCTGCTGCTCGTTACCACCATTTTGAGCGATTACTTGTTGTATCTCTTCTTCTGAAGGTACTTCATCAAGTAAAGCGTTATACTCTTGCTCGTTGAAGAACATCCTGTTTAGCTTGTATAGTTGTACAAGCTCTCTAGAGAATGCCCTATGAAGTCGTCGATGTATAGACTGATAAACCTTCATACCTTCTTCAAGGACAGCCATTGTAGTACCAACCTTCTGATTCTGTCCGGGGTTTTGACCCTGCATCATATCAGTAAGACTACCTGTACTCTCAGCCTGATTCATTAAGAATACTGCAAGCTGAAACATAGTAGGATCTGGTTTAGGTACTGGAGCATCAACTATATTCTTACGTAAGTCATCTCCTGATACTGGTACATGAGTGTATTGACCCATAGCCAGCTTCAACCTTCCACCTTTAAGTCTAGCACCTCTACCAATAAATCCACCACCCATTACTGACTTAGTGGAGGCATCTATTAGTTGGTTAATCATTGTGTTTACGGCTTCATTATTAGGGCCAAGTAATACACCATAACCAATACCAGATACAGATGAGTGAGGATCAGGAATAAAGATATACTGAGTAAAGTAATTCTCAGCTTCAATCTTAATTAGATTACCCTTATCATCAGTTATAATATCCTCTTCTTCAAAGCGAGGAGTAATCCTTACAATTGTACCTTTGTTATCCATAGTCACTACGTAAGGCTCTTTGTAGCCATCACTATCTAGATCAACCAGACAGTGACACTCATAACCATACATAGGAGTATCTTCTACGTTTTGAGTCTGTACTAGACCTTTAGCGTTATCCCGCTCCTTGTTGGGATCATTAGCAGGTCTCTCGAACTCTACATCTACATCTAACCAAAGACCTTCAGCCTTAAGCTCGAATACTTCATTCTTACTTACTTCAATCCTTTCAGTCTTACGTGCTTCATAAAAATTCTTAGCATCGTAGTTTATGATTAGATCTTGAGGTAAGATAATATCCGATACAATACGTTTAAGGTGAGGACTATAGTGAGTCTTCTTGTAGCAAACACCTAACATAGCAAGAACAAATAAAAGACGATCCATGTCGTCTTCCCACTCCTCCATGTCATGCAATAACTGCCAAGACATATAATTCTGTACTCGGATAGCTCTAGCTAGTTTGCTTTGAGACTTATCCTTACCTAGAACCTTACACCGTACTGGCTGAGAAGAGTCTACTAATGCCGTAAGAGCACGAGATTGGAACTGTATACAAGCATTGGTTACTACCGGAACTTTAACATTGGAAGCATTCTCCCAAGGTGTGTTCTTCTTCTCCACTACTTGAACCGCTAAACGCATAGCGGCATCCATTCTAGATAGCCATCCTTTACGGGACTCTATATCCCCTTCAATTAGGTGTAGTAGATCCTTACCTAAAGTCTTTACGGTATCCTCATCAAGGATCTCAGCTAAGTTCGTCAGACTAAAGATTTCTTGATCTGTTACCTTATATTCATCTACCATTATTAATATCCTGTAACTGAACTAGCACCAAGCTCTTGATAATTCATACTCTCCTCGTATTCCTCCTCGTAAAGCATATCAGCGTATTCTTGTTGAGTAGGAGCGTTAATTATTTTCTCTAGACCTAACGGAATCCAAGCTAAACTATCCACCTGATCCATATACTTACCGCGGGGAAACTGCGTCATCTCATTATATAGATCTGCATACCATCCAGTGTCTTGATCAAATAAGATCTTGTGTGAACGTAGTCTAGCCTGTAAAGGTCTAGCCCGTTTAATCTTATCCTGAGAAGCGGTCATAGGTTCTATTGGTAAATAGACACCTCTCTCAACCTCTTCTTCTTTAATCAAAGCATCTAGAGTTCTAGCAATGTTTTCTTGTTCTACAAAGAATAGATCAAAGTCATGTTGTTCATGGAATGCAAACATCCTATCTAAGATCTCTCTAGCATCACCCCTAAAACGTAAAACATCCTTTACGTGTAGATACCCTCTAGCATCCATTCCTGCTGCTACAAGTACCGTGTATGCTCTAGAATCCTTTACCGATATTGCTAAATCAGCAGCACCATACATAGTTAAAGGTGTATCCCTTAAGTCATCAGGTATAGGTTTAAAGTCTGCTGCTTTAAAGTAAGCATTCTCATCATCTATGGGATAGTTTAGATACTCTTGAGAGTAGCCTTCTGGGAAACCCTGTTCAATATATTCGTTTCTTGTGCGAGTTAACCTTTCCTTATTAAACTGTTCTGGCCATAGTATCTGACTAAAATCATTAGGGCTTGTATGTGCTCGGTAACGAAATGACTTCCAAGCTCTAGGCTTATAGTCCTTTTTCAGCTCCTTACAATACTCTTTATAAGCTTCCTCGTCCCACCACTCTCTTAAACCATCTGTTTTAGTACAAGGATGATTTAAAGGGGGCATCCTATTCTCTAACATAGAGTCAAGGTGAAGTATAGTACCTACAACCCTTACTACTCCCCGCTTACTAACACAAGGTAATAGTGCTTTGAGAAACCATAGCTCAAACTTAGCCCTACGTTCATCATTCATAACGATCTCATCATTCTCTAGATCGTCACCAAGGATTAGGTCGGGACGTTTGTTACGCCACTTAATACCCCGCATCTTCTGTTCGGAGCCTTTGGCGATTACCCTAAAATATGCACCGTCTTTGAACCTACCTATAATCTCTTTTTCATTATCTTTGGTAAGACCTTCAATGCCGAAATGCTCTATAAGCAATTCATTTTCTACTAACTCGTTACGTATATCACGTAAGAAGTCTACAGCCTGTGACTCAGTATCCGATACAATCAGTATATGAGATCTCTGTCTAAAACATAATGCTGCTAGTCCAAAACTGTGTGTACCCGCGGTACTCTTAGCGTGACCTCGTGGAGCAGCTATTGCTACTCGTGGATGAGGGTCACAAAATAGATCCCATAGTTCCCTATGAAATTCAGGGGTAGGTACAGGGTCATCAAACTTACTCATTAAGTATGCTTGAGTAAAACCCTCTACCACTTCCCCGCAGAACTTTACTTTATTTTCTGCCACCTTTAGCTTTACCTGCCTTATTTCCTATCTTTCCACCGTGACTACGGTTTGTCTTTCTGGATTGGACTTTGGTGTTAGAAGTAGAACGAGAACCCCCAGACTTGAGGGCTTTCTTATGTCCTATGTCCTTACCATCACCCTTACTGACTTTTCCAGCCTTAATAGCTTGTCTACGTGCCTTATTACGTGCGGCTCTATCCTTCTTTTGCTTAGGAGAGGCTCCTTGTAAAGCGTATTCTCGCTTGTAGTCCCTCTTCTTAGTCATTAAAGAGCTTCTAGGCTAACCTTTACGTTAGCATCAGTAGGTAGTGCTACGTGTAGAGGCGTGTTAATGGGCTTCTCTATCTTAAATTTACCCGGCCCTCTTATAAAGGCTTGGCTATTACTAGAGTCTACTTGTACAACAGAGCCTCCAGATAGGTAAGTCCTGTCGTAATCGTTACCGTCAAAATGTTTAATAGGGATAGTGTTTACACCATTTGAGTATAAGCCTACTGTAGCTTCAGAGCTTCTCACCCAAACATAAACATCTTGAGCGGCACTAGTATCATTAAAGATTTCTTGTGTCATGATTTAAAATTACCTTATTGTGTTATAATTGAGTTTGAAAGGATACCTACATCTGCACCGCCGCCACCACTGGCCGGATGATTTTCAATGACATTTAAAGCCGCCCCTTTATTAACAATAATAGGGGAGTCGGCACTTGCCGAAAGCGTACTCGGAAC